GCCTGATAAGAAACAGAAGGCGTAAGGTCTGTGTAATCTGCAAATAAAAGAGCTGTCCCCGCCGAAGAATCAACCGATGCGATCCTAAACATCCGGCCATCGGTTCCAACAACTGTATCTCCGGCCTTGATGTTTCCCTGCGGCTTAAGATCTGCTATCTGAATCGTTCCGGATACGGTTAAAACCTGATTGATCACGCGTACCGCATAAGCACTTGCGGCCGCTTCAAGAGCTTTCGTTTCTGCGGTCTGCGCAGCTGTCTGAGCAGTTGTTGCCGCTGTTTGAGCAGTCTCTGCATTACCCTGCGCTGTCTCTGCCGCCTGCTGTGCGGCGTGTGCAGTTTGCACGGCCTGTGCCGCATTGTTAGCCGCAGTTTGTGCGCTTGCGGCAGAACCCTGAGCGGCTGTTTGTGCCGCTGAAGCAGATGTTTGGGCAGTGTTTGCCGTATTAACCGCGATCGTTGAGGCATCGACTGCAGACTTAGATTGCGCAATTGCAGTCTGAATGTCAGCATCCCAATCATCGACAGTCTGTTTTAGTGTCGCAACTTTCTCATTGGCCGCATTCGCCTCTGCCAATGCATTCGAAGATGTTGAATTAGCAGTCTGTGCAGTTTGCCGGGCCTCTTTAGCGATTGATAGCGCCTCTTCGGAATTATCTGAAGCCTGGTCTGCATATTCGCCGATATTGTTAATCGCATCTTCCGTCTGCTGCAGAACTTCCGGACCGCTTATTACTCCTGTACCCGTAGGCGTGTAGTGAAATTGAAATTTCTTATTTGCCATGATCTTTTACTCCGGCAACCTGAGGAAGTATGCAAGGGTGTAAAACGGAGGTTCATTTGAAACTCCCGTAATCGCGACATTCGCATTCAGCGTGTGGGTGTGGGTTTGGCCGCTTCCGGTATTCCCAATCGAAAGAGAATGGGTGTGAGCGCCGTTGCTCGAAGTTTGCCCGGACCAGGTTTTAGAGGCGTCAAAACTAAGATCGTTTTGATTGCCGTTGTTTCCTTCTGTTTTGTTGGCATTGCCAGCACCGCTTCTAGTGAATGCTCCACTAGCTCCATAACATTCGTTTTCTCCCCAGAATGATCCGGTAATGTTCATCGTTCCACGGGTGTGAGCGTGGTTTCCCGCGCTATTGGCGCTTCCGGTATGCGTATGAGCAGGTAACTGAGCTACAGTTAGGGCTGTCCCTCCGATTGTTCCATTGACTGCAAGATCTTGGATTTCGATCGTTGCAGATCCTCCCGCCGCTCCTGCATCCTTCGGCAGGGATCCCTTAACAAACTTTCCAACTAAATTTGGAGTCGTTCCTCCCCTTCCGTCCGAACCTCCGTCACAAAGGACCCAGCCTGCGTCAGCTTGCGTGGATCCCCAAAATATCGGGTTCCTGTTTCCAGTTCCTCCGAGCGTCACGTTATAGAAAGGGACAACGGCGCCGGCCGGGACAGTGATATCCATGTTGCGCCAAACTGCTCGGTTAGTTCCTGGTGCTACTGGCGTCGAATGCGGACCGTTTGGCTGCAAGCAACGGTACTTTGTTCCGTTCTGCATGACCTCATTGCCAACCTCGTAATCCAGTAGGGCAGAGTAGTTCATGATTCCACCTTGCTGGAACCACACTGCAAATTGAGATAAAAGGAACAAGACACCGTTGAAGTCTGCTTTGTGCGGCGGAATACCGCCCTGTTCAATCGGAACAGCATTGACCTGACCCCAGCCCTCCTGTACAGACAATCGCCCAGTTCCCGCTTCGGTTGGAGTTAAGGGAGGAATCGTGTATTCCCCGTTAGCTGCCACAACTCCGGGAATTTGAAATTTAGGATAGTTGCTCATATATCAATAACCTTTGAAGGATTGAATACGCCCTGATTGAAGGGAAGAAGTTTTGATCCGTAGAAACCAAAGACCAATGTGTTTGGCACAACGGCTTCGACATTTGCCAGAACGCCCGCAGGCCTATTCAACAGACCATAATTTTTAAGAATCGCGATTTGAACTGAGTTCGGCTCACCCACAATTCGAATGTTGATTGTCATGTCCTGATAGTCATTTACGAATGCCGGAAGACCGATCAGCCGAGTCAACAGAGAGTTGATGGTTTCAGCCGTTGAGTTCGAGACATTTACGACGGCTCGATAAAAAATCAGAAACCGGAAAAACTCATCATCCAACCGGGTATCTTGTCCATCAATAACAAGGTTTCGATTCACGCCTACGCGCTTCCCCCACCAATCCAACCAGACTCCTGATGCCGTATCTGGGTTCAATATGAAATTAAAAAACGCGTCCAATTGAGGGGACGCGTCTAATTCCGCATTGAAAAGCAACCCTAATTGTCGATATCGCTCGGAGTGCGAATACTGCGACTGGAGCGCAATAGAAATAAGCGATCGAACATTTGAGAGTTTTCGAAAATCCTCAACACTCAGAATGTTCCGCCAAGTTGCAGAATCTGCCATCGTTAGCCTCCTGTTTGGAATACCAGAGAGACATCGGATTCTTGAATCGTGGGCTCCACATTCGCAGGAATCTGGACACTGGATCCGAAAGCTCCGGATCCCAGAGCTACTTGGATGGATGCAACCGGAACGGCTGTAGCTGACTGAATAGCCGCATAGAACCGAGAAGCGTAGACAGTCGAAGCCAAAGAAATGCGGTCATTCGAACCTTGACCAAGAACATCATTGATCACAGTCTGAATGACGTTGTTTTTCTCGGTTGGATTCATTGAAGTGGCAAAGAATTCGATCTTTACCTTCAAGGCTTGATTCTGCGGCCTGACAATGTTGTAGACGTAGGTGGCGTTGTAGAACCTAGAGTCCGTGTATGAAACTTGATAGGTTCCGGTAGTCCCACAGCCTGCATCTTTACGCTGGTAGATCGTTTGAGCGATCTGCTCATCCTCTCCGCCAACGATGGCGACCAAGATGGAATGAGGATTGATGCTCACTCCGAACTGCGTAATGGCCGTATTCGTCGGATTCTCTAAAACTCTGACATCGAGAACACCTTCAAGCGCTGCTAGGTTTGCTTCAATCGCTTCGACATACCCAGTCGCGTTGACGGCATAACTTTCAACCATTCGATTTCTAAGCTCTGCGTCTGTTTCCTCATCGCGTCCGACAACACCTGCAGAAGGATTGTTAATAGTGTCCCATCCGGCAATCGTTGTGACGATTCTGTTCACTGCTCCCGCTGCTACTTCAAGCGGGCCATGTTCAATAGCGGTAAAGGTCGTTGTAACGGTTCCAGCGTCTCCGATTCGCGCACCTGCTGCCGCAGAATGCCTGTACTGGTTTCCGAGGGAATCTTGTGCGATCGCACCATAGGGGATCACTGTTCCCTTTAAGCCTGTGAGCACGCAGTTGACTACTGTAGGTTCGGAGATTTTGCGGTCTAAACCGTAAAGCGCAGCCAGCGCATCTAAGAATTTCCCAGTTGCGAGATCTGGATTCACCATATTCGACAAGAAAAGGATCTCAGAGTTTTTGGCCTCGATTTCGGCCACAATCAGATCAAGGACCTGACCCATCGGAGAACTGGGTTCGATGTTCAGAAGGGAATCCGTTGGCGATGTTTGAAACGCCTGCTGTATCCGGGAGCCTAGGTCAGACCGAATCTCTTGCGTACTCGGAAGTTCAACGCCGACCAGCGGATTAAAAATGATTTGAGCCATAATTTTTTAGAACACAAAAGAAACTGTTTCGTCCTGCGCTGTCGTGATCGTGATTTCTCCATGCAGAGTCCTCGTTTCCTCATCGAACTTGGTAATGTCCACAGAATCAACGGACTTCACACCATCGACCCGATTTCCTGCTTCATGAATCAACTGAGCAAGAACGGAGGAATCCAGCTTTTTCGCGAGCTGGGCTTCCTTCCATGCAATGCCGTTGGCCTGCTGAAAGTAAGCATCGTTGGTCCACAACCGAATCTCATTAGCCAGATTCTGGGCTATTGCCAAAGCTCCAGACGTGAGGAGGATGTTCCCTTCCTTTGTCAGCTGAAGATCCCATGACTGAGGATTAAGAAGAGCTGTTTTTGCTGTATGCGGCATGATCTAACTTCCTCGTTTACTGCGGGGCGCCGGTGCTTGAATTTCCGCTCTGGACGCCTGTGTGCGTGTGGCTGGTAAGGCTAATGTTCTTAGCGGTTACATCGCCACTGAATGTTGCGTCAGCCCCGCTAGAACCACCGCCGGAAATCGGACCGTTCAAATTGATCTGAGCAGAGTTAACTGTGAAACTGCTGCTCGCATTAACCTCACACTCCGGAGATTCAATCGTGATCTTTGTCGGAGCTTTAATCTTGATTGTCCCTTCATCTTCCAAATGAATAAAGACTTCCGGAGCTTTCCCCCAGAATCCACCAATGTAGAAAGAATCAGATGGATCGAACTCTCTAAATGTCGCCGGAACCTTGGATGTGTTGTCCCCGTTCACATTTGAAATATCGTGTTTGGCAACAACAGCCAAACCCACATCTCCAACTTTTGGATCACAGACGATAGCGGCGGTACCATGCTGCAGTCGAAAGTACGGCAATTTAGGAATCGTCGTCACTTCAATCCCTTGAGCCTGTACATTCATAGGCTTTAGCAACGGTTTGGCCGTAACATATCCGGCGCCGGCTTCTGTGCCTGTCCTCTTGACTGCCGTTACCGTGACTGGAAATGCCGTATAAACCGTCTTAGAAAGGATCGACTTTACGAAAAACTCTAGGGCATTTATGGGATTAGAGCCTGCAAAATCATCATAGTTTGCACTGAATTCTTGATTACTCATCGACCTCACCACCTCGGATAGATTGCTGTAATGTTCGTTTTCCACGCCTGAGCTCCTGGATCGTTCGCGCTGAGCTCATGTCTCAAGCCCGTGATCTTCCAAGTCCCGGATGCTCTTGGGACTATCGTCTCTAATTTGAAATTTGCTCCGATCCGCAGATCCGGTCTAAAAAACGTCGTAACGTTGATACCGTTGTTGGAAAATGTCGGATACCCGATCATCCCATTCATTGCGTTAATCAAAGGAATGGAGCCCTGAGTCTTCCGGATTCCGTGTTTTTCAACTAGTACCACCTTGTCATCGTCAAAAATCAGGTTGGCCCCCACTGCTCCGGCAATTCGTCTCATTTTCGTAACCGGATCGCCTTCAATGATGCAGTCCTTGATTGAAGCTGTGATGTCGTTATTCTCAAGTGTGTAACCGATCTCTTTTGAGATCTGGTCAATTAATCCTGCAACCGTTTGACTCCCGTTAACAGAAATTGGCGGCTGAGGAATCAGTGCGGGAAATAGTCCGCAATTAGCTTCGATCTTAAAAGTCGGAGAAGGAGCAGCATTGAAATCGGCCCAGGCGTTAATAATTTCGCCCTTAAAAATAACGGAGAGTGTTTTACCCTTCTCACCAGCAGAAATGTTGATTTTGTTCCGTTTCAGTGAAAATGACTTAAAACCTAAATGTGTCAACCGCTCCATCGTGGTTAAAGACAACCCTTTAAGTTCTATCTGAGCCTTAGGAAATGCAGGACATCCGGATTTTTCGATCGTACACTTAACCGCAAACCCTTGAAACGTAACCGCCTCTTGACCGTCAAGAGTGATGGTTACAGCAACCTCTTTTTGCGTGTAGGTTGTGTTTTTATCAATTTCCGGCAGTAGTGACGGCATTTCCTGCCTCCTCGTAAACCAAGATCCATCTCGAGTTGAGTCCCTCGTATTGAGGGTCCGAGTTCCCTAATGTATCGACAAAAAACAAACGCCCCGAAAATAGAGGCGTCGGATAACAATTGATGTCTGTCCCTACACAGCACCGGCGCCCAGAGAATATCTGGACACCTTCGACCATTAGGTCACAAAAGAGATATTCGGCAACTTGACGTAACGTGATCACACAGTTTTGACCGTCAAGAACACACGAGAACTCTTGAAACGGAAGAGCACTTATAACGATTTGGTTCATTTGCTAAATAAGTTGGTAATACTCTTTAAGAACCCTGGTTTCACTTGGGCTTGCCCGGTATTCACCTTATTGGCCGAGGTTGCACGCTTGGGCGAGTACGAGGTTTTTTGCCGGCTTAGGTTTACAGAGACAATTTCAACAAACGAAGCATGAACATTGAGCATTGAGGCGCCCGTCGTTTGGGTTCGGGAAAAATCATAGTGATCGAGCGCCATGTTTCGCCAAATTTTGGCCGGGCTAAATATCGTGCAGGTGTCGGTACTGTTCAATCGTCCATCAAGCATGGCAAGGGCCAAAACCTGAATGGCGTAATTACCGTTAAATAAAAACTCTACATTCACCCGCTCAGGTTCACGCACAATGTTGAACGCCGCCAACTGGCCGTTTTCGATGGGCTCTGTCGGAACTCTTGAAGATTTATCGGCATCAACTGCGCCAATAGAAGTGTACGGAACGAACGGCAGAAGATTGTTGCCAACTACCGCCCAGCCCATGGACATTACAGAGTTTAGACTAGCCATTTAACCTCCACCTTGACGATATCCACTGGCCGCATTCTGCAGCATGTCCTCATAATCTCCTTGACCTTCCATAACCGCACGGTAGGCGGCGTCTTGTACAGCTTTAGGATCGGCGTTGCCTTGGATCGTAATGCTGACATCTGTTTTCATAGGCGCGTTAATCACTGAAGAAGACGCCCTAGGAACAATCGAAGCTGCGGCACCGGCCTGAGCTCCCGGAGGTGCTGTAACCGGTGTCTTTTTATCGCCACCAAAACCGAACCATCCACCCACAACGTTTGCCGACTTAGAAACCCAGTCCGGCATTTCCCAATCTGTGAAGATTTTGAATTTTTCTTCAAACCAATTAAAAATCCCGTCCCAAACGGCTTTAATTTCGTTTCCTGCTTTTACGAAATTTTCTTTCATCTTTGGAACGGTATTTATCAGGTTCGCAATGTTCTTCGCTAAATCTCCGATAAACCCAACGACTGCCGTGATCGCCGCCACAACCGCGTCCCCGAAGGCTTTCAGGAACATGTCTTTAAGCGGCGTAAGTTGGTCTAAAAGATCAGAGATCGCCTGCCAAGCGTCTTTAAAAGACTTTCGGATTCCTTTGATCTGATCGTCTGTATAACCTACAGATTTCAGGAAATCCTCAAATACACTCGGTCCGCCCTTAGTGAAGACAATCAAGTCATCGATAGCTCCGGCAAGCAGGAGGACTCCGGCTATCAGAAGACCAATCGGGCTCGTCAATGCGCCCAAAAGCTTTCCGGACATCATCAAGGCTGATTTTGGTCCGAACGCTAAGACCGCCGCTATAGAGATGCCTTTTAGGGTTAATTGAATAAATTGGCTGTGCTCACCAATAAAAGCTGATGCCTTGCCAAATGTCGTAACAGCCTTCTCAATGTACGGAAGGAAAAATTTCGCAATTCCATTACCGATACTTTGAATCGCCATTCCGGTCACTTGCCACGAAATTTTGAAGCGTCTGGCATTCTCTGCATCTTTAGGCGTTAAGGCGAGTTTCCGATATGTCTCAACCAGCTCACCCATCTGCTTGTTGTTTTGCAGAAAAACGGCCGCGCTTTCACGTGTCAACCCGAGATATTTCAGAGCGTAGTTCGCCTGGGCACCAGTCATGCCGTTGAGCTGTTTTCCCATACGAAGGAAAACCTCTCCGCTTGCTCCAGTGCGCTCAGTAAAGGCTTGCATGGCCTGAGTAAATGCCTCGGCGCTTCCTCCTGCTGCTACGTTCGCTTTTCTCCACGCATCAATCTCGGACACATTCATCCGGACTTTTTTAGAGATGTCGTCGAGCTTGGAGCCTTCATCAATGTAATTGCCAAACATGAATTTGGCACCAAACATCGCGGCCAGCGGAGCGGCGTAACTCTTAATGGCAGAAAAGACCTGTTTCGCCATTGAATGAAGCTGAGAAAGAGATTTCGAGGCATCCTTTGAGGCCTTAGAAACATCCTTCCCTGCTTTCTTACCGCTAGTTCCGACATTCTCTAAGTCTTTAGAGGTTTTCTTAGCGTTTTGAGCCGCGTCATTTAACGAGCCAGAAACCTCTTTGATTCCGTCAGATCCCTCACCTAGTGCGTCAAGTTTTTCGCCAGCTTCCTGAGCAAATCCGAGCAACTGATTCAGTTTCTCAGACATCAGCTCGAAAAATTTAACTACGTCGTTCGAGTTGACGGATACGTCAATTACTAAAGAGTCGGTCTTTTGAGCCATGTTCTTAAGCGCTCTTTTGCGCCACCCACGAGTTGTAGTTCTTAATCAAAAGTGCCTCGTCTAATGCGTAGGCATCTTCCAGCGTTAGTTGTGTCTGAAGCTCGACCAAGGACGCCATGCCGCCGTTGATTAAACGAGAGATCAGAGGCGATAGCTGAGTTGTGACTGCTACGCCTCTAACCTTGGCACAATCGGCTAAGAATTCTGCACGGCGGGGGAGAACTGGCGTATCAAGTCGGGAAAAAAACCGAAGTTCGCCTTGAAGCTCTCGATTCTGAGTTTGAGAATGGTCAACGGACTGGAGATATAACCGTCTGCGTCATCGAAGGAGAATTTGATCTCGCTCTTACCATCCACCTTGTAGACCTCGGAAAGCAGCTCGTCTAAAAGAGCCTTAGCTTCTACATGAGGAACACTTACAAGCGCTTTGATCACGTCTCTGTATCCCATTTCGCTCTCAATATCGAGGTTCTTGCCCGTCATCAAAGCAATTCGGATCATCAGATCTTCAGCTTTAGTTGCAGGAAACGGATAAATCTTGAAGGTCAGCTGATTACCGCCGTCTTCCAATTTGATAACTTTTGGTTCCTTCATTTTTTAGATACGCTCCATGGATTCGAAGTGGAATACCCAAGTTGTCGGCGCCAGAACTTTATTCAGTGCCGGCATCGGATTTGCCGTCTGCAGCACACCATTTGAGAACTGGTAGGTCTTGCCGATAGACGGGATCTTGACTGTCAGATTGCAAACATAGAGCTGTTTGTTGGCGCTCATTGCTTCGTAAAGCGTAGTGAATGCTGTCGCAGTCGGAGAGTTTGCTTCAAGTGTGATCGTTACAGGGTAGATGTTCGGAGTAACGCCCGCTGCCATAAAGCCATCTACGCCCATACGGGTCTCGGCAACCTGCTGGGAATCAGCAACGATAGCCGCATCTGTGGAGAATCTTTCCAGCTTCAGACCGTTCGGATACAGCTCTTCAATCGTCATCACTGCTGACGCATTGGCTGATGTGATGTCTAATTTCGGTTTCATTTTTTATTCATTCCTAAATGAAAAACCCGCCTCACGACGGGTCTTTGCGGTTGTGAAATTCGATTACATGACAGCGGTCAGTGGCATTTCGATTCGTTGGACACTACCGGCGTAGGTGAAAAATAATCCGAGTCTCGGACTTCCTCTTTGGGTTCTCACATTTGCAGAAGGAGCTTCAATCAAGTACCAATAGCCTTTGGAGTAGAGGTCTTGCTTAATTGTCGGATTGTTCGTTTCCGTCAGTAACTGCTGAACCTGAGAGTTGGACAGAGCCAGTCCTGTATCAATTACGCCATTACGCTTGGCATCGTTGATGGGATCGAGCAACCATGCCTCGATATAAGCAAATCCGGTGGCGTTATAGGGAGCGCGATTGATAGCCGCGAACCCGTCCATGATCTGACGCTGGATGCGTGCCTTGAACCAAATCATGCCGTACAGAGCGTCAATCCACTGATAAATTCCGGAGAGCAGACAACCTCGATTGATGAAATCAAACTCAGCGTTACGTGTTGCGAATGCGCCCACGTAATTGACCTTGAGATCATCCAATGCTTCAGCCACTTCGTCACTTAGAACAGAAGCCTTAATTCCGGAAGCCGATTTTGCGAACCACGTCTTAATGCCTTGGATAGCGGACCAATCAATAGAAGCGCCGACTGCAAGGAAGGCCGCGGCATCCTGAGCGGTACCGTAAACTATCGCCAAACAGTTGTAATTGCTTTCAGCTAACTGGGCGGCTTTCGTTGTGGACTGGGTAGATTGATCCAACATCTTTGTGTCTGTGGACCAATCAAAGTACACGTAGTCATCATCAATGTCTGCCCAGGCCGCTAAAGCGGAAGCCTCAGCCACCTCTGTCGCATAAAGAGTCGTGAAACCGACCCAGTTACGAGAAACAGAAGTCACAAGATTCATGTTCTGAGCAGGTGTCAGAGCATCAGCGCCTTGAGAGAGAACGGCGCCGGAATCCTCAGTCAATCCGAGCAATGCAGATACATCCGTTCCAGTGGTCGCCTTTGTCGCGAAGGAGATTGAAGCGGTATCGCCTGTTTCTGTGGTGGTCAGGATGATGGCATTTTGATCAGAATTAAAGGCGCCGGAAACCGCTCCGACTGCAGAAGCCAGCTCTGTTGCAACGTCACTGAAAGACTTAGCCGTAGAGAAGTCGAGGTTCACGACTTCTTTTTCTGTGCCGTTGACCGAAATCGTCAGGGAACCGGTCGTAATGGCTGTCAGTTCAGAAAGTTGAGCTGTGATCGGAGCAGACTTAATCCAAGCGGCCGCGTCTGCATTGATTCTGCGGGCCACAAAAAGACGGTTAATCGCCTTTTGCTGATTGTTCACTCCGGAGAAGTACTGATTAGCAAAGTCTGCCTCAGGAGATTCCGCACCAAAATAATTCCCGACAGCGGCAGCGGTCACGAATTCCAGTGCCGGAGAATCTGCAGGAATCAGAGCATTCTGGGTCAGCAGCAGACCATTTGTTTCAAGATCGGCGCTACCTGCGCTTATCACTCTCGGAGTGATAGAAACGAGTCGCGAAGCATTGATTGACATGTTTTTCCTCAAATAAAAAAGCGCCCGAGGGCGCCGACGATAATTTTTTATAGGGTGGCTATGGGCCACACCAGAAACTCATTTATTTGAAAATATCCTTTACAGCCTTAATCGCTTTCGCAATCACCCAAACTGCGAGCCCGTAACCGATTAGGTAAACGGGAAGAGCTGCATACAAAGGAACGGCAGTGACCATGGTTAGGGCCTCCGCTAGGTCGTGTAAAATGTTCATATTGACTGATTCCCTTGCAATCAGTTAACTCAAACCCCGCTCAGCTACCAACTGAACGGGGCTATTTTTTTTCATAAAATTCTTATTCTTAGGACTGACATCTTGACCGGCTCTTCGGGCCGTTCTACAATTCCGCTCATAGCTAGAGATTGTTCTGTTGACCGGTGTAAACCTTTCACCGAGCCCTTAGAAGGCGGTAATAGCACAGCGTCTCTGGCTTTTCTTTTTCTCATTTCAATTTCAAAAGAAGCCTTTTTCTTATCGAACCATCGGTTTCCTTCGGTGTTGACGTTGTACGCATGGAAGTCAGTGCGTGACGATTCTCCTATATCGACAGCCACTGTTTTTTTAATGCCATTAACCCTTACGTTTTTCATTTTTGTATGAAAGGCCACTTGCGGAGAATGGTTGACAGCCTCTTTCCTCCCGAAGTAGGAGCCTTTTTCTATTACTTCTGGAACAAAAGGAAGAACCTCTAGTATTTCTCGTAGGTGCCCAGAAAATTTCTTAAATTCCTTTCTCCCTTTGCCATCGAAAACAACAGAAACTGTTTGCTTCTTCCTAGATATCTCCACCTCAGTGCTAACCGAACCTCCTCGCAGTTCATTGTCGTAATAGAGGACGATAGCTTTAGCGGGATTACCTCCGGCCTTTTGCAAGTAACTATGAATATCCTTTGAGGGCGGACTCTCAATGAGATTTTTCCCTGATTTCGGATAGGACTGCTGGCTTTCTACCTTCTTTCCTACTTTCCCTTCCAGTTTGCCATTCTTACCGACTGGTATATGAGTGCCATTCATCGTTATCCACTTTGCGGCATCCTGAGCATCACCAGGGTTTGTTGCGTAAGTTCTCCCAAGCCCATACATTAGTCCGAGCTTGAATGCTCTCCCAAGTTTGAAAGCAAGTTGCTCGTTCATTCTTTTTCCTTCGGCGGGTAGCTCACATCAACGTTTTTCAGGTCAACATCAACCGCACTAAAGAATCCCATAGAAACTTTGATCTGGCTCTGCATACTCAGGTGAATCATCAGCGTTGATCTTCGGACATAGTTATCTGAGTCTCCGACGATGGTTGTGTCTCTAGGATCGTCCGCATGAAGCAGGCTTATTCCTCTGTCAACGAAGAACTGCACGCCTACCTGGGACCGGCATATAGTCTCCAAAGCCTGAGCTCTCAGCATCGCGTTCATGCCGTCAGAGCCGTTTAGCGTCGAGGCGTAGCAATCGACCTGAACCAAGACTTCTGTAGTCGTTGAGAGGTAAACATTGTCATCGGTTTGGTCTTTCGCCCAATCCTCGGCGCTTGTCCCATGACGGACGCTTGAGATGTAGGAATAAATGACGTAATCGTTCCCCTCAGGAGGCAATGCCAGATTGTTCTGATTACCGTAGAAAATGTTTTCCGGCGCCACGTCCGGAACTGCAAATATCTCAAGAAACTCCTGGATCGCTGTCCGGATGTTCGGGGTCAGGTTTTGTGCTTTCATCTTCATCCTCTACGATGTTTAGCTTCTGAGGCGTGGTTTGGAATGTGCAGCGGACCGCTTCCCAACCTGCGTCCGAAAAATCCTCGATCACCGCAGTGATCAGCCACTGACCTCCCTTGGAGTCTTCGACATAATCTCCCGACCTTGCTAAGGGCCTATAGATTGCCCAAGGCCGCTGCTTCTGGTCGCTCGATGCGTAGAGGTACAGGCGCCGGATAATGGTGTTCTGTCCGGCTAAGTTGGCATGATCCAACGCACTATCGCCTTCGCTTTGAAAATTCCCTTGGATCTCATCTGCTGGTGCGTAATACGCTTGGACAATCCCTCCTACATTCCTTTGTCCGACCGATCGATACAGCTTGAAGGTTTCGTCTGCATAGTTGGCGTTAATCGCCTGACGGACAATTGCGTGTAGGTTGAGAGACATTAGGAAACCTTCGCTTGAATAGAGGTTCTAAGAACGCCTGTTAGGGTCAGCGGCTTGGTCGTGTTTACGTTATTGGCAAGTTTTCCGCCACCCTTTGCTTTGCGAACCTTAGCGATTTCTCCTGTAGCTTCAAAAAGAGCCATCGTAAGGGCTGATCTTTTAGGAAACGATCCTGCTGGGATGCCTGCGTTGTCAATCGTCTGAACAATATCGTCAACTGCGGCCTGACCCATTGCCTTGAGGGAATATGTAATGTCGAAAGTTTTTAGGAAATACTTTCGGAATATTTCTTGCCAATCCGCTCTTTTTTGAGCATAGGTTGCTCGCATGAACGGACGCGGAGGCATGTACAGAGTCGTGAATTTGCTGTTCGGAGGCAGTCCTAGCTGAGCTGACAAGTAGTGTCCTTGCTTGCTAGTCACTGACTGAACCCAGCCGTATTCCAGATACATCCCTATGGTTGCGATGTCCGGAACCATTATTCCAACCTCTAGTTTTTTATTGCTATCGGCCTTGAGTTTTTCTGACAGCTTTTTGAACGCATTGTTAGATGTGATGTTGATGCCCATCATCATCCCCACGGATGGTAATTATTTCCCCGATAAACTCTGCCGCCGATTCGGTATTTGGCAGTCAGCGTCCAGTACATGGCGCCGCATTGGGTTTGAGCCCACCAATCGCCGACAAAAGTATTCGTTTTCAGAAGGTCAAAGCTGGTACTCACACTTCCTTGCGTAGCACTAGCAATCCTGCCAACTTGACCATTCGGCTGCTGGCTGAGTGTCAGCAGGTGGCAGGTTGCCAAATCAAGGAGGCGCTCCCTTGTATAGATCTTGTTATCGGGATCGTAGGGAGCAAAGCTGTCGGCGTCCGTATTACCCACAAACTCAACCGCCAAATCAAAGTAGAACTGCAGAGTATCGTCCGGGAATTTAACTTCATCCGAAAACGCAGGATGAAGGATTCGAAATTTTTCAGGATCAAAGACGACGACAGCCATTTTGTTAACCTTCTTCGTTCACCGATTCAGGATCGATCGGATTGAGGCCGTGGGACGCTTCTTTTAACTCGTCCTCGCGGCCTCTGAATTCTTGAACTGATTTCATCTCAAGCAGGCACGGAATACCGCCATTCACGCCTGTGAATACAGCCTCCTGACCATGCATGCGCTTGATGTTTTCCCAGTCCTCTTTATCGATCTGGAATGCGACAGAGTTTCCCTTGCCCAGCAGGATCCCGTCACGTTTTCCTCTAAGCGAATCATTTACGCCCGGAAAAACGATCGTTTTTGTTCCGCCATTGCCATTCGGCACATCATCAAATTTGAGGCCGTGTGCCAGAGTGCAAGCAATGATCACCGTGGACTGAGTTTTAGCAGTGCTCTTCTTCTGGGTATTGCTGAAATTGTCTGCGACAACCTTTCCGGATGTTGCTTTCTGAGTTGTGTTTGTACGAGCCATTATTTCAATCTCCTAAGAAAGAGGCCCGAGAGATCGGGCCTCCGTAGCTGGTTAGTTCAGGTTAGATGCCGAGCATCGTGGCAACGAGGCTGGGACGACGAATAACAGCGCCCCAAGTTCCGCCAACGACCTTTTGCTTGTAGCTGGACATTTCCGGAACCACACGACCCAAGAAATACTTCTCAGAGAATGCGCAGATACCAGTCTCAATGCCAAACAGGTCTGGAACAGTCATGTACAGCATTTCACCAGCCGTTGTAGTCAGCTCAGGAAGCTGAACAACCTCGATGTTGGGGAATGACTGCTTGAGCATAGTCATGGCCGTAAGACCGAAGGAGTTCGGCTCGGTCAGGTAAGGAGCTCTGGTGTTGCTGACAGCGAGAATGATGCGGGAGTTCTGATCAACCAAACCGCCGTTATTCTTGCTAATTTCAGCCCAAAGCTTGTTAATGTCGTTATAGACAATGTTGGCAGTCTTCTCAGGCTGTGCAGCGCACTTTGCTGTCCACGTAGAGTTAGCGGTAGATCCCGTGGTGATGGAGATCGGAGAAATCGAAGCGTTCAGGTTCGGGTCATTTAACAGACCGTAGACCTTCTTACCTTCGACGCCATAAAGCGCAAACTTGTTGTGAGCCATCGCCATCACGTAAGCAGAAGCCTGTTGTTTAGAAGAAACAACATTCAACTTGGCCTTGGCCGCAAGGCCGACTTCACGATCGCCATACTTGATGACGGTCTGGAACAAGAAGTTTTCGCGAGTCGGGTAATCAACGTTCACGTCTGTGGAGACGTTCTCTGCGAAGTCAGAGTAAGGAGTCACATTGCCGGCATACTCTTCGACCGGGAAGGTGAAGAAGTTATCTGTCCAGTCACCCTTTCTTTCTTCGCCGAAAATCTTTGTAGCGTTCTGGGCGGCAAACAGGATGGGGACGACCTGCGGGTCAATGAATGTCGTGAAGACGGAAGGGACGCCGACAGACACGGGAGTCTGCAATGCGGCATCTCGAGCCATTGCCTTAACCGTTGCATCGTAGTCGACGTTGATCTTACCTTTGGCGTCTGTGGAATAGGACATGAATCCTTTTGCTTCCACACCATGCACGCCTTTTTGCTTTGCTAATTCAAAATCGTTCATTTTTTACCTCAGATTAGGATCCGCTCGCGGCAGGCTGATAACCGAGGCCGTGATTGGAAATGATGATCGTGTCGCCCTTTGCACCAGCCGTCTGAACTGTCCAACCGGTGTCATTTGCGGCACCGGCAGCACCAAATGTGATGGCGCCAGTGGTCGGATCACAGAGAACAGCTTGACCGATGGTTGCGGCCGCAGGTGCGACGATGTAGTAGTCACCTCGAACGGCAATCGTCAGCTCAGCCCCTTTCGGATAAATGTCCGGAGTATCTGTGCCCAGCTCGATGGACGCTGTGAACGTGCGCTCAACAAAACCGATCGGTTTGGCCCCTGCAGAGCCCTTCAAGGATGCGATTGGGAATTTCACGGCTGTTCCGGTTGTGGAGGCGGCTACAGCAAACGCAAAACCACCGCACTGGACAGTACCGTCAGACAAGTAGTTCTGAGGCGTGTAGACGGCCTGATTGAATGCAACCTGCTGTCCCGGAATACCGATAGCAGGATAGAGACCTACAGATTTTTGAAGCATCAAAAAATCTCCTATTTATTTAACATTGTTCAAAATTGCGCTGACGGCAGTCGGCTTCTCGGTCACCTTGGCGCCGGAGTCTTTCGCACCAGCTAAGGCCTTTCGACCCTGCATGTAGGCGCGATACGCAGAACGAGCTTCGGATGCGGAGATGTTTTTCAAACCGAGTTTCTTGAGTGCTGCCACATAGATCGAACCAGCGGAGTCATAAGAACCCGCACGGATAACACCTAACACGGGCTTGACTTCTTCGATTGCATCAAGCTCAGCATAGATAGCGTTTCTGAGAATCTTCATGGAGTCGGAAGCAGAGCTCTTCTCTTCCTTACCATCTTCAGGTCTCGGATCTTCATCCTGTGCGCCTTCATCTTTCTTCTGGGCGTAATTCAATCCGGCGGCGAAAGCCTTCTTCTCTTCTTCAGAAGCTTCATCAAGACCACAGGATTTCAGTGCATCTTCCGCTTCTTTTTCGAGATAGCGTTCTTCGCCTTCGCGTTCGTGATCAGAATCGAGGCGTTTAGGATCGTCCTTTTCACGTTTTTCGCCGTAGAGAACGCCGGCTTCAAAACCAGCCTTGAACGTCGGATCCTTCATCTTTTCATCGAGCTCCGGATCGTCGTCCTGAGCTTCCTTTTGCTCATCGGGCTTAGGATCTTCGTCTCCTGTGGCCTGAGAGTAAGCGAGGTCAGACAGAGTTGTCTTCAGCTTTTCAGCTTCTTCGTCCGTCAGGCCTTTTGCCTTCAGTCCTTCGATGATTTTTTGAATCATCGCGTCTTTGTCATCATCTTGAGCGCCGTCAACGATTTTTCCGTTGGGATCAACGGAATGCAAATCGATAATCCCCTTTGCTAACGTCACTTCAGCCTGCTCAACAGCGTCATCTTTTTCCATATTGAGAAAGTCCTTATTAGAATCGCGAACTCTTACCTCAGGCCCAGCGCGCCCAGTTTCAACAAGCGCAAGATGGTTCGCTCTGATCTTGCGTTGCACATAGTCGTATTTCTCTCCATCAGGTGTCTCACCCGGCGTGAAGTCAGGCTCGAACGTGTACGCAAGACTCAGCTCACGCATTGAACCGTCCTCGATCCTGCTGCGTGCGTCCTTGTCGTAAATGTGGAGGGAGTTAACTAAAAACGGAGCCTCAAAAGCTCCGTCCGTTCCGGTAGTGCCGACACGAGTTTGTTTGTTCTCGGGGGCTCCGTGATCATCGTGATGCTCCAGATGAATCGGGATACCGTTAATTGATTGAATCGTTTCGGGAGAACTGAGCTCCTCAGGCGGTCGATAGGCGTGATAGATCTTCTCCGGATCAAGTCCGAGCTCTCGCCAGCCTGCGATTTCTTTCCCGTAATACGGAGCAACTTGAACTCTTGTTAGCGGAGATTTTTGGACATGGAGAAAACCATTGTCATCAACAGATCGAACGCTCACAGAATCAATTGCAACCGTGCGTTTTAGATTTCCCACAGTAATAACCTCGAATATTGTTTAATCCGGGAGAATGCTTCTGAAACTGCACCTGCAAAAATAAAGTTCCCCTGGCATTACATTTCTGCCGACCTCTTTGTCATACATGCCCTTAGACAAATCAAACTCTTTTCCATTCATTTCGATGTGGCTCTCTCGACTGGTGTACTTGCCGGGGACGTGAATCCAAACTCCGCGTGTGATACCTAATCCTTTGCAGTTGGCCTGCTGAATCTGTTGATTCAATTTGAGAGTTTGGTCAATTGCCACACGCTGAGCTCGTTGAGCCGTAAATGAAGAAGATCGTCCAAGAGCTTCCACAATCTGCGAATACGTGCCATGACCTTCGTAAGCATCCATAAAGGCAGAGCGAATATTTGTCAGCTCGGATGTTGTGATGTTGCTGATGAGGCTCGTCGTGTCGGCAACCATTCCCGGTAGTTCATTTATTGCCTGAGGCGTGATGAAGAAGTGCTTGCGCGTCTGCCTCATCTCGTAAGCAAAAACGGAATCAGGAATGCCCGCCGCCTTGAGAGATGCCTTCTGAGCTGTCGAGACATCGGCGGCAAGGTTTTTCACGTACCACTCAGCAATCTGACGTGTTTCCCGATCTGCAGTTTTCATCCAATTGCCCATGTTGCGGGCTATGAATTCGTCAACATTGCGACGGAATCGATCCGGATCACGAAGAACTAAGCGGTTGATTTTTTCCTTGATGTTCCGAAGTCTTGCTCGATCAAGGGGATCATCCGGACGGAACGTTAAGGAAGCGTCCTCGGTCAATCCTCCAGCATCAGACAGGTAAAGGAGAATCTCGTTGAGAATCCTATTTCTGAAAGACTTCAAGAAGGTGTCGAGCTTCTTTTTGAATTTTGCTTGTCTGCCTAGATTCGGCTGAACAGCACGAGCAGTCTTCATTAGAAAATCTCTCCAGCTTTGTCTTCATCAACCTTCGGCGCCGGCGCCACGTTCTCGGCCGAGCGCTGTTTCAGGAAGTTGTTCATAAGCTCATTCTGCTGACTGGGATCATCGGTCATGAGCTCTCCCTCCATCTCTTCTGGCAGTTCTTCCGGAATGAAGTCCAAACCCATATCGGAATCGCGTCGAACAAACTCACGAACCTCTTCAGCACTCAGAACGTTGCGATCCTGCAGCACTGCCAACATATCAACCTTCGTCTTGGCCGTGATTGCTGTGGCCGCGGCATCTGCCTCTCCGAGTTCGTTGAACTTGAAGGAAATGGACGGATCAACATGACCGAATTCGACAAGCTGGATGGCCTTCAACACGGTTTGAATTGCGTCTCGATTGAGCTCCTGCTTCGACTTGATATGGTCGTAGTAATTCCGGATGTCGCTCTGACCGGTTGCGTTGAAACCACTCGGAGAGATTCCGAGCAACTTGACCGCCGGCGTACGGTTGATGGCCGCAATGAATTCCAGAGCTTGCCGAATGATGCCTTCAACGCCTGAGATCGTCAGAGTGATGTTCTGCAGATCCTCGGAAGAATCGCAGGCAAAAATGGCCTCATTTGATCGATAACGCTGTAAGAGCATCATCTTCGCGTCTAACTGCTCAATTCCGCCTGCCTCAAAAGCTTCGGCAAAATTCGTTTTGAATACCGTGAGGTTGAGTTTTTCCAGAATGCTGACGCCTGTTTCTCTGGCTTTATTCCAGTGCAGCACATAGTCCCAAAGGATCTGAGCTTGAGGAATGCCAAGGAAGTTGTATGCAGGTCGAAGAAGCAGCGGAGGTTCATTGTCAACCAGTCGAATAAGACGAGACGCATGCACCTCTTGGCCAAAAACAAACCAAGACTTTGGCTTTAAGTAATCATCTTTGAGCGGCTGGTTTGCGTTGTAAAAACCAGGCGAGACATTGACCGGATCAATGACAATAAATTTGACCGACTTATCCTCGCCAACCAGTTCTGCTGATTTGTCAGAGAAATTAAGAGGGAGCTTTAGAGCCTCTCCTTCGACTCCGGTGTCAACAAAGATGAAAGCCCCGCCCATGAAGCCCACGATGCTCAGAGCTTCATTAAAGAGCTTCCGCAGTCGATATTTGTTCTCCTGCAGATCTTGGAGCTTTTTAACGTTATCTGCCGATTCGTCTTCTCCGCCCTCGACCTGAATCCATTCCCAGCAGATATCATCCGCAACCGTCTGAATGCAGGTGCGGATCATGCCGTTTTGGGCGATATTCTGAAGGACCCCATAACCGACAAACGATGTCATCGGGAACTGTCCTAGATCCAAAGCGTGCTGTGTCAGTGAGGCATAGTACGCATTGAAACTCGAACCAATCGCGGCATCATTTGTGAAACGAGACTCTGCTTTCTCCGGCTCTTTGGTGTTCAAGGTGATCGGAGGATAGAAGAGCGTTTTAGCCTCCCCCTGAGAGAACGATGTTCTAGGAGGCACGAAGCGAGAGCTTGCCGCATCGATGATCTTTTGATTGATCTTTCGGCGTTTGTTTTCGTCTAGTTGATTCATGATTTTCAAAATCTAAAACGTGCCTGCTGCATCTGCTCTCGGGTCAAAATGACACCTTTTCCACTCCGGAAGTAATTCAATGCCTGAGTTGTAGCGTCACAGTTGTGAACTAAGACTCCGTTTGCAAAAAACATGTGAACATCACTCACACACAGGTTGTAAACGGGCTCTATTCCACCCGAGCTTACGGCTACAGGCTCTAGAGCATGTAGTTCTGGGTTTTCTGCCTCCACCCTCGATAGAAGTGAACTCTTGACCACAGATTTCACATTTTTTTGTGACTGAGTAGCACTCGTAATTCCATCTGTATTGAGTTTCACACTTTCTTGAGCAGAACCTTCCGTTTGGACTTTTTGCCTCAAAAATGGAGCCACAAAGCGAACAGACACATTGATAAAAGGTCGGAAGCCTTTCTTTAGCATGCTGGCGATGCCAACTTCTTCCTTCTTCGCTTCTATGCCATGCACTTGCAAGCGGCCGCACCTTGTCAAGATGTTTTTTGACCCTTTCAGTTTTGTAATTAGTTTTCTTGCAGTGTTCATTCCGTGATAAACACTCAAGATTGCTAAATTCGTTATTGAAAGTGTTGCCGTCCTTATGATGGATATGAAACCCTTGAGGCACAGTTTTCCCAGAGAAGAATTCCCATATAGCCACATGGAGCCCTTTCGGAGCTTTCCTGCCTTCGTTCGTGGTGGACTGGCTAAGGTAATACTTCCTCGATCCCATGAGACGATAGGTAACGCCGTTGAACGTAACCTTCTCTGCAGGATTGGATTTATCAAGTTGCGGTATTTGAGCTTGATGCATTCTTCCTCCTCAACCGTTTGGAACGCTTTTATCTCCGCATCTCGCGTAATAAATGGGTGATCCGGAGTAGCCGTTACTCCAAACTTCGATATCACATTTCTGGTACCTGTCTTTCCGGAGAACAAAACACGTTTAAGACCGAATGGGGTTAGAACCATTTCGCCCGCCTTAATCTTTTCTATCGGCTTGTCTCCAAAAAGAGTGGCCACCTTAGTTCCAGCAACGAAACACTGGTCATCGTGAGAACCTGCAGGAAACTCAAGCAACTCACTGACGTAATGCGGCACCCAAGGCGCTTCAGTGTCTTCCGGAATAAAAACATTCCCTGCTTCAAAGTAGGGAGTAACAGAGGAGGCTCTGGCCTCTTTCGACTCAGTGGGCGTTATCGGAACAAATCCCGAAACCGTAGATTTCAGCTCAGAGATCACCGCCGATCCATTCGCCTTGTCTTCAACAAGCTTCCGGACAACACGCGGCCACTTCTGCGCCAAAACTCGGACCATTTCCTTAGTTTTGACAAAATCCCATTGGCCTCTTACCTGATCCAGTAAGTAAAAATTCGGTCCTTTTTTGCCCCAAACCTGACCGACCACATAGTCGGAGTTTTTGGAATCCTTGAACGTCATATCCCACGACATGAGCGTATGGTCAAACTCAGGGGGCAGGTTCGATGCTGTCCATCTTCTAAACCATTCAAGCTTGAACAAAGCACCGCCATCAGGAACTGGGTGCTGCTGATACAGCGCCTCCCAGTCTCGACTGCCGATCGTTTTCTTGATCTGCAGAAGAGTTGAGAGCGGATAACGCTCAGGATGCAGAGCTTCCCCTGCCTTGCGATGTAATTCGTCATGCTCGGCGATTGCCGGATAATTCACGATCCGGAACGTGTCGCCTTCTCCCATTCTCTGGATCAATCGGCCAATCAGATCATCGGTATGCCAACGGGTGGCCATTACGATGACGCCTCCGCCAGGTGACAGTCGAGTGTAAGCGGTCGATGTGTACCAGTCCCAGATGGAGTCTCGGATCGTCTTAGAACCTGCTTGAGCTCGATCTTTAATCGGGTCATCGATAATCAGAATATCGGCACCCTGTCCAGTGATGCCGCCACCCACACCGCAAGAGCGATAGGCGCCGGCATGACCAACGATCTCGAATAGGTCAGAGGTTCTTATATACGATCCCCGGGAATCGGTACGCACTCTCGAATTGCTGAGCCGAGTATTCGGGAACAGGTCGAAATATTTCTCATCATCTATTACGCGCTGAACATCTCTGTTGAAGCGCTGTGATAGGTCTGAAGAATACGATGTTGCGATGATTTGAAGTTCTGGATTTCTCCCAAGGGCAAAAGCCGGAAAGCGCCTAGAAACAAGCTCGGACTTTCCAGAGCGAGGAGGCATCGTGATAATTAGCCGTGGAGACTTTTTATCCGCCACGTCCTGCAGAAACCTGTCTAGTTCATCACAAATTTCTTTGTGTACCCAGCCGAGCAGGTAGTCCGGTTTTGTATGCAATGTGAAGTAAGACAAGCCCTTTCGGGCCTTAGCTAGTCTGATCTCCTGTATCGTTGGAAGCCGCATTCACAATACCCTCCAGCGCATCAAGCTGTTCTAATGACAATTTGCTTAGATCCAGCTGGTTAACCTTGTCGACTCTAACCGGCTCTCCATCTTTGCCAGTAATTTCCTTACGGTCCGTCTCTTTCCACCCACACCGACTTTTCATGTAAAAAATGGTCGCTGCCGGATTTCCCTCCCTAATGAGGGACATTAGTTTTCCGCCCACAAAGGCGTTAGCTTTTGCCCGCCCTCTTTTTATGGCGGTGCTAAAACTGCTAAATTCTTTCTTCCGGTTCCTCAGAGTGGCGTAACTGATTCCTAAAGCAAGCGCTATCTCTTCTTCGTTGTCGCAGACCTGGGCCAGCCGTTCGACCTCGTTGACATCGATTTGAATGCGTGGACGAGTCCGCTTCTTTTGAACTTTTTCTTCCATGCCTTCAACCTGCCTTTGGTTAACTGGTCACATCGATGATCTTCTGAATTAAATCCTCGGGTCCGAAACTTTTAACGAAATCCTGAACCTGCTCTTTGTATTCGATCGGAATTGAGAGCGTCAGATTAAAGCTGTCTGCCTCGGGCTCCTCTTTTTCCGGTTCGTCCTCTTGCTCAGCGGGTTCGGTAGTTCCACACAACAAAGCATTCAGCTCTTCGTCGGAGAAACCAGTGACCGGCGCCAAATCTGTATCCTGCAATTCCTGCAGCTCTATTCTCAAGAGATCAATATCCCAACCAGAATTAAGAGCAATTCGGTTATCTGCAAGGATGAAAGCCTTCTTCTGAGCCTCAGATAATCCGGTTAATTCAATTGTCGGTATTACCTTCAGCCCGAGCTTCTTAGCCGCCTTTAAGCGTCCATGTCCGGCAATTACTCCGCCCTGTTCATCAACCAGGATTGGATTGTTGAACCCAAATTCCTTAATCGAACTGGCGATTTGATTCACCTGTTCCTCAGAATGCGTCCGGGCATTGTTTGCATACGGAATCAGGTCATTGACTGGCCTGTAGAGAATTTTGAGTTCAGATTCTTTCATAGCTAAAAAAAGGTGCGCCCGACATCTTTCAGCCGAGCGCGATCCCAACCAACCCCAAGGAGATAGATCGTTTTTAAACGGGACGATCAACCCGTCTTTCCGTAGAATCGTTCTTGCTAAGCAACAATTCTTTGGGAAAACTTATGCGACTTAACAGAGCCTACCAACGCGAAATTTTGTCCAGGCTTGCTGAAGACTATCCTGACATTGATGACAAAAATAAAGCCTGGTTTGAAAACGAATTCGAGCAAAACGGAAGAACCTACGCCTGCAATGTTTCGTATTTAATGGAGCATGGTCTATTAGGCTCCGGTGTCACCGTGCGGAATGATATTTCCGGCGCCCCTGCATCAATAAGCCTTAGCTTTCCTTCAATCACCGTAAAAGGGATAGATTTCATTGCTGAGGATGGCGGACTTAGTGCGATCCTGTCTGTTCAGACCGTAAAACTTCACGAAGAAACTATTCGAGATCTTTTATCCATTGCCGTGCAACAGTCTCAGGTTTCCGAAGAAGAAAAGAAACAATTCGAAGCTCTTGTTAAGGAACTTCCTGCTGAAGGGTTAAAACACCTCCTAACGAAACTAATCGACCTTGGACTTTCGAACGCTCCTCGGTTATCCGACTTAGTTGGAATAATCCAAAATATTGGTTCCTAAACAACCGTCGTGCCCCCGTAAAGAAAAACACGGCAAACACTCCGGGCAGGATTTCCACGGAAAACTCATCGCTGCTTATATTCGCTAATATCTTCCAACGGGTTCCTTTATCCGTGGTGTCGAAGTACATCACAGCCGGTTCAAGCGGCATGGAACTCAGAACAGTCATTTTATTTTCGTCAAAAATGAAATCCAGCGGAGTGAGCATCTTCCCGTTGGGAATCTAGGCGTGCTGGATGTTGTAAATGGCTCGGTGCTTAAGCCCACCGAGAGGCTGTGCGGTTTGTCGATAAATGTTGTGGGCAACAATGGAACCGCTGAGAATGTTGACCGTCCGCCTGTTCTTTAATAATTCGATTTTGGAGTACGGGAGGACAATCGAAGATTTAGCGGACGGCCGAAAAACAAAAAGCCCCGAAATCGGAGCTCTTATGTAATCGATTGGCTTAGTCATCGTATCCTCTTTTCTTAGGATACACGGGCTCCTCCGCAAGGAACCCGTTCAGATTAAGCCTATCGGCGCCTGAGTATCACAGGCTTGAAATTGTCTTATTGACGATACCACACCGAGACACCCATTGCAATAAATGCTATTTCTTAGCCGGTGCTTCCACTTCCTTTAACTCTCTATCCGGGAATCTCGTAACACTAACCACGCCCCTCCGGAGCAATGAGGCAGAGGCAACGTCACTCAATGTCATATACGCGGCCAACCCAGAGTTAAACTTGGCATTCTTCACGTTATGCGCTGGAATGGTTTCTTTTCCATCGCTCAAGAAGAGACTTATGTAATCGATTCCGAGGGCCTGATTTGTATCGTTCTTAAGGACTAACCGTACCTTCACATCCTTCGGACCATAAATCGTGGCTGATCGCGATAACTCATCAATCTTGGTTTTTATGTCTTTTCCAATAAAAACATTCATGAATTGATTGTTTTGAGAGGAACCTACGCAAATCTCATTCGCATTGCAATCCTTCATCCCGATACCGCCCACCTTAAATGGAAGTTGAAACTGGGCGAAAGTGTCTATCCCGCTTCCTCTCTTGCACCCCAAATAAGTGGCATTTGGGAAAACGTAGTTAATTTTTTGCTTGGCCTCTAAGACAGAAGAACTTTCTAAGTCGCTCTTGTATTCTTTGCATGCCGGAACTTCAATATCCAATCGGGCATTCTTAATGACCGGAGCGCCAAAAACTTCTGAGTATGTGACTGGCATCGTGATTTCGGATTTGCACCCAGCCAATAGAAGAGCAGTCAGTCCAACTAGGACAGAAAGGGATTTTTTATTCATTTTCGATCTCCTAGGGGTTGTATGTAATTTTTAAATTTTATCAGGGTAAGTTGATAAATAATCCGGCGAATATCCCATCTTTACCTGAGACATTCGCACTGTTTTCCCTTATTATTTTTCTGCTTTAGGCTTTGCTGCTTCATAGGCTCTGAGCCTAAGGGCAAAGAAAACCAAAGATTCCTTAATCCAACCTTCTAGTTTTATATCCTTCACTTTCCAGATTTTCCGCCCAGCTCTACGCAGAGCATAATTATTGGAAAACACATAAAGGAGGATGATGTTTTTCGCCGTCTTAACGTTTAGTCCACCTTCTCCAATCGTCAAAAATTCGGCCCCTGGCACATCCAGGTATTGCCAAACCAAGTTGAGCAAGTCTGCATCTCTTTGGTCAACATTCATTCCAAAATCATCAGATCGATCCTCCGGACCAGAATAGTCCTCAGAAAAATCCGTCTTGTTTCTCGTCAATGCGAGCGCTCTCTCTACCGCGTAGGCAATTGAGACATTTTTGACAACACGGTCACGGTATGCACGGCGCCAGTTGTCCAAACGAGGTCTGAGATCATCAATGAGTTTTTGTTCTGTTTCTGTCATCCAAGAGTCCTCAAGTAACTAAACGTGCAGTAGAGATAAATAATTCCGATGGCCGATAACCCAAAGAAATCCAACTTTTTCCTGAGCTTGTCGCGGTGCTCCAAAAAATCCGCAATCTTCTTAGCGACCCAAAGAAGGGCGAAGATTGCCATCACAGAATTGAGCCACCAGAAAACAAATGCTTCAACGTTAAAATGCCTGAACATTCCAACCCCCTCCTTCTTTCTTCGGTTTCGGCGTGACGACGAACAGTGGAATCGGACACTCATCCGAGCAAACCTTGCATTTAACTTTGCTGTCATCTGCAAAGATTTTCAGGGAACCTTTGACCTCGTGGAGTTCAAGAGATCTATCCGGACGCATGACCAAAAAATCAGGCGTGTAGGAACAGCGATTTGAGGCAATCTTCCACGTGAAGCGCTCGAACCAGTATTTGAGAATTAACCCGGCATTTTTCTGTTGCTCCAAGTAGTCCCGATAAGCGGCCTCGGTCCGGTTCATTTCCCCGGCCCTGAGCCGTCCTTTTGCTTGTAAAAACCTTTTCATTTATCCCTCCTGATTGAGTTTGTGTTGTTTTGTTGAATTCTTTAATGCTGTTTCCAGAACATTAGAGTTCCGTTGAGCGATGATCTGAGCGTGTGAAGGCCAACGCTCAAACTGCGAGAAGAAGTCTCTCCTGCGTTGAATTTGCTCGTCTCCTGCCTGCTCGAACACGGAGCATCGAGCAAACGAGACCGGATAGCACTCGATGCCGGCGCCTTTATCCGGATGGTGGCAGTAGATGTTCATGTCCCCAAAGGACTGTTTTGGAGGCAGATGCTTCTTTCCGTCTGGTCCTATCCAGAAGGCCTGAGCATGAATGCAGTAGAGGCAGCACCCGGTCATTCAGACTTTCTCCCGAAAGCGAAAATAAAATCTAGGGCAACAATCATTGCCAGTAATGTGAGGCTGTAATCAATGTTTGAGCCTCTGTATGCAAACCATGCAAAATCAATAAGACTGAGAACACCTCCTGAAAGGCCAAGGAGGCCGAAAAATCTACAACCATCAAACCGCATGCCATTACCTGTCAAAAAACAACCAATCAAAGAAAAGCTGATTAAGTACACAAAAACACAAAGAGTTACGTTATCCATGCTCTAACTCCTTTCCTCCTGGCTGACTTGGAAAGCGGCTCTCACGAGTAATCCGAATAAAAACAGGTTGATAAACACCACCGGCGCCAGCACAATCATCAAAAGCGTCCATGCAGAATCAGACATACCCCAGCCTCCTAAAAGTAAGCTTCGTCATCCTGTTGCTTCTGGATGGCGTTGCGTTTGAGTTGTTTCACATAAGCCGAGAGCGGAGACAGTTGCTCAACCGTTTTCTCCTTCAGGCTTTCTTCCGAGTTTTCAAGCATGTAGGGCTTAACTACCTGGTTCCGCACCCAACGTTTGATCCTGTTTCCGAGGTCATAGGCCGATTCATCTCTGTAATACGTCTTTCCCTCAACTTGGCAGCTAGGGATGTTTGTCTTCGGAGCCAGTTCTGGAATGCCTATTGCGTTGAAATACTCGGTTAGGTTTTGGATGACATGCGGGTGGTTGTAGGTCGAGTTGTAATCGTCGATCAGCCGCCAGTCCCTAAGGAGACGTTCTGCGAGGTCAATAAGATCCTTGAAGCGATGAAGACCGGCCGTCACCGTCGGAAAATATTTGCCTTGAACGCCTTCGTGGAATTCACAAACAGTGACGCCTTGGGTCAGCTGGCCGCAAAAAACCGTACAAGGGCATCCGTTGGCTCTGCAGGGTTGTTCAAAAACTTTCGGTGATAGCTTTTTTGGAGTTTTCTTCCCTTCCGGACTGCTGTCAAAGTCCACATCTCTCATGCTGTAGTTATTTGACATGGTATTTCCCCTCAATGATTTTCGTCAGGTTTTTCGGTTTGATGATCCATTCCAAGTCGGGCCTCCAGGTGTGTCCTTCCTTCTGAGGTGTTTCACCTGTGAGGAAACGCGATCGCCTTATGTATCCGAACAGCCTCTTAAACCAGCCAAGGCCTTCCTCTTCGGACTGATAGCCCTTGTCATTAACCAGCGTCCGCCAGCGAGCCGCTAACGTTTTTCTTCTATCCTCTGACCAGATCCGGACTGTCGGCAGCATTGGCAGACATTCGTGGTACAAGGCGATGATCTTTTCGTGCGGACAATGAGAACCTATCTGTGCCGACCGTTGTTTGGGAGTGAGTTCTTCTTTTGGTTCGGTGAGGTTGAATTTCTCACTTTCATTCACGGCATCTTTCTGTGCGTCTGGAGAGCCGGGATCGGCTCTACGGACAAAAGAAGTATTAATAGGTTCCTTTATAGGTTCACTTATAGGTTCGTGGTTCAGTTCTGAACTAGGTAGGTGGTTCAGTTCTGAACTAGGTGGTGGTTCAGTTCTGAACCTGGTGCAGTTTTGAACCTGGTTCAGTTCTGAACTAGGTAGGTGGTTCAGTTCTGAACTAGGTGGTGATTCTGTTTCGAGCGTACTTTCAAGTTTTAGGCGATAACAGTTGCTCTTGCCGTTTTGCGAATAAACAGTAATGAGCCCTTTTTTCTGCAAGGTGGAAAGTTTCGCAGTGAGCGTGTTGTTGTTTCCGATCCTGGCTCGCTTCTTAAGAGTATCTCTGGATGGATTGCACTGACCTGTTTTGTCATTGTGATAATCCGCAAGCACGACAAGAAGTAAGGCTTCTCTGGGATCTTCCAAAGAATCCTGTGACAATGCCCAGCGGATCGCAGTAAAGCTCATTCTATCCCCTCATTTGAAAATATCGGGGCGAAGTTCTTTTCTGCTCACTATTCCGTTAGTGGCCTTTTCTATTGCTACACAAAGATTTATTGGTGGCAAGCGACGACCGGCCTTAATAGCTGAAAGGTTAGATTGATATAAACCCGGGACTTTCTTTGCTAAAGCGGCGGCTGCTCCACGCTTGAGTTTTAAATAAGTAGGCAAATCCATAGTTTTATCTCCGTGATAAGAATCATAGCATATCACCGTGATAATAACCAACTTATCAATGTGATAAATTTAAACAAAGGAGACTTAACTATGGCTGATGTATATGAGATCCGACACGCAAACCTCTTGAGACTAGTGGAGGAATATGGATCAATCGCTGAAATAAATGAGGCCATGGGGCGCAAACGCAATGATGCAGCCCTGTTTATTGTCAAAAACAAAGCTATCGGCAGCCGTGGCAAACCAAGACAAATCGGAACCACCCTGGCGAGAGCAATTGAGAAAGGCTTGAATCTTCAGGACGGATGGATGGATACAAACCATTCAGAAGAACCGGAAGAAGACAAGAATCTAATCACTCTCGACAAACTCAATGTCGAGGCTGGCTGCGATTCAACGGGTGGCCCTGTTTGTACTGATGTCGCAGTGGTTGAACGAATTCAAGTCAGCCTGGAATGGTTCAAACAGAATGTCTCTAGATACAGAACCACAGGACACGAATTGGTCACTGCTCGCGGAGACTCCATGGAACCGACAATCAATTCTGGGGACGTCGTTGTGGTGGACGTGAAAGACACTGATGTGACCCAGGAGGGAATTTTCTGCCTCAACTATGGTGGCGGCGTGACCATCAAAAGAATCCAAGTGCTCCCGTTTGGCGTTGAGTTCATTTCAGACAACAAACTCTATAACCCGTTTGTGCTCAAGGGTCAGGAATTAGAAGC